AGCCATTTACATTGTTCTGGCCTCATTGTTAAAATTACCAAATTGCCGTCTTTATGGGCGTCAGCAATATCAGCTATTTCTTCAAAACCAAGGTGTCGGTCTAATTTCAGAGCTTTTTCATTATTCCCTGGAACTGCACCAATTATAACCTTGAGTTTCAATTTATTAAAGGGATAGTCAAAAGCAGTTTTGAGAAAATCCTTTGTCATCCAATGACTTCCAGCACTTGCTATGTGCATTTGGCAGGATTTACCCTCAAAATTACAAAATACAACTACTGCCCTTAATTCACTACTTAATACATTACCTATACATTGACTATCGTATGGAAGGGGAATATCTAAGATTTTGGATGCCCAAGACTTTAATTGGTCTTGTGGTTCAACAATAATCATTAAATTACAGACCCTTTTTCCATGACATAGTCGGTGGAAAGCCAATGTACATCAATTCCTGCTGAAACCATATTTAAGTTAAGGCCTCCTGCATAGCCTAAACCTGTAACTCCTTGCCAATTTCTTGAAATAACCAAATTACCAGCCCATATATCGTTATCCCATGTTGCTACATCCCATACGGCTGTAGTAGTTGGATTAGTTTCAAAAGATACTTTTCCAAGGTTATTTTGGGTTTGAAAATCGGTGTTAATACCGCAATAAATACCAGGCGCTCCCACATCCACTAAGAATGTAGGGCGAACTAATGTAAAGCGTTTTTGTTGACCTGGAGTGTCAAAATAGCTATAGGCTTGTTGACAAGTAGCTGATATTTGAGCGCCATTATCTGCGTTAGTATCAAAAAACTTACCTACAAAGCCATTGCCACCAAAATACAAATCATCACCACTTAATTCAAAGCATTTGGCGTTAATACCTGTGAAGTTAGCCCAAGCCTTAGAAATAGTGTGCATAACATATTGCTCTGCACCATTTGGATTAGGAATGTTAATAATGAGCATATTAGGCTTGGCAAAGTAAATAGCTTGCCAACCAAACTCAGTAGAATAAGTATCTGCTGCTAAAGAAATTGCAAAGAAAATCTTATCGGTAAGGTTAATCCTAGGGTCTAGACGGCTAGATTGCAATGCAGAAGCAAGGGGTACTAAGCCATCTTGGGTAAGCAATAGAATGTCACCAGCAAACTTATAAAAGCATCTACGGCTAAATACATAACCTAATTGCCATACGCCTTTAAGCGCCCATGTTGCTGCCGTATCAGGGTCTGTACCGTTATAGACAATAATCTCGCCCATGTTGGTAATAAATACTGCGTAGTCATCAGAACCTTGACCAGCATCTAATGTCCATGTAGCCATTGCTTGCAAGAAACCACCATTACGAGCAATACCACCAAAATCAAGAGAAGTGGCTGCCCCTGCAATTTGGTTAACAGGCAAATACCATATTTTTAGACTGTCTTTTTCAGTAAAGAATAAGCGGTTTTTAAATAGGTTTACATTAACAAATTTGTTACTATTTACGCCTGTGATTGCATACAGTACTGCATAAGTTCCTACGGTAGAGGCATTTCCGCCTGGATTGCTTGCCATTGTGTAAGTAAAGGTATTAGCACCTGTTACTGTAATGGTATAAGTGCCGTTATAAGCAGCAGGGCTTGCGCCACTAATAGTTACTTTATTGCCAGTTAATAAACCATGAGCAATAGCTGTAGTTAATGTGGCAGTTGTAGTTACATAAGTAATCGAGTTAATGGTTTGCGCTGTGCTTGTTGGGGCAATGCTAAACCAGCTAGTACCGTCATAAACCATAGTAGCGTCTGCACCATTGCAAGCAACTAAAAAGTGACCACCACCTGTACTGATATTAATATGCTGAAGTTTGTCGTTAGTAATAGAATAAACAACAGAAGCAGTAGCTGTATCAGCGTTATAAATGCTTGACCCTGCCGCAGCAAATAGTTTTTGGCTACTTGGGCCAGCATAGTTCATTAAGCTATTTACAAAGCCAGTAATGCCAATAGAACGCTTGGAATACCCTTTTCTTAGCACTACATCAGTAGGCGTAGGGTATAAATTGGTCAATGTAACCGCATCAGTAGGAGGCATTGATGATACAGAGTCCCTAGCGTTCCAACCACCAATAGGTGAAGTAATGGAAGTAGTAAGGGCGGTTTGTGGTTTAGCGACCGCCATAATTATGAACCATACCCTGTATCTGGAATATTAGCGTAACCAATAAGCACCTTGCTTGGGTAAGGCGCAAATGATAGATTTGGAGAGCCTTTATCGTTAGCTTTAGCAACAGATAAATAACGGTTGTAATCGGCTGTCAACGCAGTCGTATCAAATGACTTAATTTGGAAGTATTTGAGTTTAGTAGATAAAACCATAATACGGTCATCAAAAACCGTAGTATCGCTATCAGCAGTAAACTTATTCTTTACTTCGCCTGTGGCGCTTCTTGCCCAACCTTTAGAGCGATATTCCCATCCTAAATACTCATTGGTATTCATAGGAGGCCAAATTTGGAATTGGTTATCCAATATGCGCCATCTAATTCTTGGGCCAGTTGAAATATAACCAGACTTTAACCATTGCCATTGTTGAGCATCTTCAGGCCCTAACATTTCCCAATGCTTAGTCTTATCCCAATGGGTACGGTCTGTAATGGTTTCAAAGTCGGCTGGAAGGTTATAAGCAGTCTGAGCCAATACAATCGAGCCTGTGCCTGAGCCGTTAGCCATTTGGCTCATTACAATTTGTTTAGTAGTGTTGTTTGCAGATACAACATAGGTATCTTGGTTAATGTTATAACCAGTAATTTGCCATTGGCTTGTAACACCACTAATATCTGTGCCGCTAGGAACAGTCAATGTAGTAGAACCATTGACCGTTGTAGCGTTTGTTGTAATAGCTTGAGTGTAAAAACGATACTGAACTTGTAATGCTTGCCAATCGTATTCTTTAAGCAAGTCATAGCCAGAACCGTTCATCAGCGCTAAAATCTGCTGTACATCTTGATTAGGGTTTCCAGCTACAGAAACTGGTACGGCTAAATTAAGCTCGCTTGCAGTTTGCTGTACAAGTTCTAGCATCGTTGCTGACATATTAAGCCTCTGTTTCTACCTTGGTTTTGCGTGGTTTTTTAGTTCCAACAGCGGCAAGTAGAGCAGTCATCTGAGATTGCATCTCAGCCAGCTTTGCGTCTGTTTCTGCCTTGATTTTAGCATTTTCTTCTTTAAGCTGTGTTAATTCTTCTTCTCGCTTAGAAATATCAGCCGTTTGATTGGCTACAGACAGAAAAGCCTTGGCTTTGTCCCTAAAAGCATATGGGGACATACCAGCAATCATGCCAATACGCTGAAATTGTTGGTCACCGCAATTAGCCACCGCTTCTACGGTATAGAATTTAATGCCTTTGAGTTCTTCAGCTTGTCCCATAGTCAATAAAGGCCATTCTGACAAGGGAGTACCTGTAAAACCTTCGTGGTTTCCAGTTTTGTTCTGATAATCAGCCCAATGTAGCGGAAATCTGCGTTTATGCCTATCTTCAGCAATAGTATCAATGATATTAAGCTGGTCACCTGGGGTCATAATAGTGATGAAATCCATCTCTTTAAAGATTGGTCTGCCTTGGGCAAGAGTTTCATCTTTGATTTCTACTGGGCGCTTATAAAAGCGTACTGCTAACTGCGAATCCGCATTACGGATGTCTGATTCAATAGCCATTTAATTCTCCTAAGGGATTAGGTTGTTAAAAAGAAAAAAGGGACTCCCCTTTTGAGGGAATCCCAAGGTACTACAGGTAAAAATTAAACAGAAGCTGCACTAAACCAACCATAATCGCCAGAACCCATTGATACACCTGGGGATAAATAGCTTCCACCAGTTGCAGCTACGAGAAATGTAGATGTATTAATAGCGCATACAGCAGTTGAAGCAGTAATAGTTGCACCAGCTTTTGCAAATACATAACGGCGACCATCTGAACCAAATACTTCTGCTCCAGTTGGGCCAAATGAAGGTGCTGTACCACCAGTTGTAGCTAACTCTGCTACGGTAATAGTGTCGTTAAAATCAATCCCTGACAGGGGGGTAATGGTATATGCCATGATATTTCCTTTATTAGTTAAATAGACCAAAAATAAGGGTTTCCCCTTATTTCTTAGTTGGTCATAATGCCTTGCAAGAAGCTGTTAGAAGCAGTCAAGTTACCAGCCCAACCGTATAACTTCACGATTGCGTCTTGGTTAATAGACTGACGCTCACCACCAATAGGTACAAAGTTACGCTCTTTGTGTGGGCGTAAGAAAATGTAGTTGGTGTTCAAGAAGTACATTGTGTTAGTAGGTTGCTCATTGCCATAACCACCACCCAATACCACGTCAGCAGAAGTACCGCCACCGTAGAATTTGAGTGAAGCAAAACCAGCAGCGCCAGCTTCTTCAGAAGCGATACGTTGAATAGCTTGCAATGACTGTACATACAGGCTGTAGAAGTTGTTATCAGCAACAATCAAATCAGCTTTGTCTGTTCCACGAACTAATTGAATAGCTGTAGAAGTCATTTTAGCCAAAATGTTTGATGTAGTGATAGTTGTACCTGTTGTAGCCACATTCTGCCAGAAAGTCCAGTTAGCACGGTTAATACCACCGTATGTACCAGTTGTAGGAGTAGAAGAAACAGCAGCAGCCAAACCATCCAAGTTCTTACCACCGTTACCTGTACCGTCAAGGAACAAGTCACCAGAGATACGGTTTAGGAGGCGAGCTTCGGAAACTTGCATACGACCATCTAAAAGGTCAATGATTGCTTCTTTAGAGCTGTTTTGCAACATTTCTAGCCCAGACATTGTTACTGCGTCTGCGTACTGGGAAATTTTGAACTGAGCAGCAGAAATAGGGCTATCTGGAGCAATGTTCAATACTTCGTAACCGCTATATGAGTTAGCGTTGTTAGTATTTGGGTCGTTGTACATGATTTCTTCCAAAATCACATTACCACCTGAGAATGGGCGTACATTGCCTTTTGAGCTAAGACGCTGAAGAATTGCGTTGTTTTGTGTTAAGTTGTCTGCCAATTCACCGCTACGACTTTGAATGGTTGTAGCGATAATATCGGTGATTGCTGAGTTAGCAAATGCCATGATAAATATCCTTTAAAAATTGTCCAAAATTAGACTAAGTTAAACCCTAGAGCCTCCATTGGCTTCCATTTGTTCTGCCAATAAAGCCCTTCTATCCTTTTTATCTGCACCGCTTGACACTTGTCCATTAGGAGTAACGGAACGAGGACTAACAGCAGCAGCCTTAGCTTTAGCTACCTGTTGCGACTTTGAGGCTTGTTGCTTTGCGGTAGAGATGAGTTTCTCTTGCTCAAGCGACCAT